TAATTATATTAATCCCGGCAATGTCGGGATTTTTTATTTTTAGGTATTTATAAGAAATAATCATAACACTATAATTATAGATATGGCAAACGGAACAACATATGGTATTAATTTTCCTTTTAGGGACTCAGTTAAAGGTGACTATTTACAACTAACTGAACTTGAAGCACAAGAAATTAAAGCGGATTTAATCCACTTACTTTTGACTCGAAAAGGTTCAAGATATTATTTACCAACATTTGGTACAAGACTTTATGAATTTTTGTTCGAACCATTTGATGGTTTAACATTTGATGCTATTGAATCTGACATTCGAGAGGCTGTTGGTACCTTTATGCCGGGTTTATTATTAAACCAAATTACAATAAGTCCTGCTGACCCTCAAGAAGAAGTTGATATTGCAACAGGTACTGCAATAGTGGGTAGTAGTGAATCGTCAATTTATAGATTCCCGGGTAAGGGAACTTCAGAATATACCGCAAAAATAAAAATAGATTACTCAACCGATAAATCAACTTTTGGTCCGAGTGATTTCGTTATCATTAATATTTAATATTGTATGGCAAATCGTAATATATCATATACTACAAGAGATTATCAGGGAATAAGAACTGAGTTATTAAACTATGTAAGAACTTACTACCCTGAATTAATACAGGACTTCAACGACGCTTCTGTGTTCTCTGTGTTCTTGGATTTGAACGCTGCGGTTGCAGATAACTTACACTACCATATAGATAGAAGTATTCAAGAGACCGTTTTACAATATGCACAACAAAGGTCGTCTATCTATAATATTGCTCGAACTTATGGTTTAAAACTACCGGGGCAAAGACCATCAGTATCTTTAGTTGATTTTTCAATTACGGTTCCTGCTTTTGGGGATAAAGAAGATGAAAGGTACTTAGGGACATTAACTAGAGGTTCTCAAGTTGTCGGTGCTGGTATTGTGTTTGAAAACATATATGATGTTGATTTTACTTCACCATACAATGCTCAGGGTTTTCCTAATAGGTTAAAAATACCAAACTTCAATGCTAATAATGTGTTGATTAATTATACTATAACTAAAAGAGAATTAGTAGTTAATGGTATTACTAAAGTATTCAAAAGAGTTATTACTCCGAATGATGTTAAACCATTCTTTGAATTATTCTTACCTGAAAAAAACGTATTAGGTATAACTAGTGTTTTATTAAAAAGTGGTACTGAATACACTAATGTTCCATCTACTTCAGAATTTTTAGGGGTGTCAAATAAATGGTACGAGGTTGATGCACTTGCGGAAGACCGAGTATTCATTGAAGACCCAACAAAAGTATCAGACCAACCGGGTATTAAAGTTGGAAAGTATATCCAAACATCTAATAGATTTATTACGGAATATACTCCAGAAGGATTTAAGAAAATGACATTTGGTGGTGGTACAAATACCGCTCAAGATTCATTAGACCAATTTACAACAGTTGGTGCGACAATTGATTTACAAAGATATTCAAACAATTTCTCATTAGGGTCTGCGTTAACTCCTAACTCAACACTATTCATTCAATATCGAGTTGGTGGTGGATTGGCAACAAATTTAGGAACAAATGTTATTAATCAAATTGGTACTGTAAACTTCTTTGTAAACGGACCATCTGAAACAACAAACTCATCGGTGGTTAATTCATTAAGATGTAACAACGTGACTGCGGCAATTGGAGGTTCGGGTGTACCATCATTAGAGGAAATTAGAAACTACGTATCGTTTAACTTCTCAGCTCAAAAGAGAGCGGTTACGGTTCAAGATTACGAGTCAATTATTAGAAATATGCCGGCTGAGTTCGGAGCACCTGCAAAAGTTTCAATTACGGAAAATAATAATAAGATATTAATTCAATTATTATCTTATGACACTTCAGGAAAATTAACAAGTATCGTGTCAGACACTTTAAGACAAAATGTTGCAAATTATCTATCGAACTATAGAATGATGAATGACTATATTTCGATATTAACTGCTGAGGTTATTGACTTAAGTATTGATGTTCAGATTGTTTTAGATTCTGCTCAAAATTCAGGACAAGTTATTGCGGATGTTGTTGATAGAATTTCAACCTACTTCAATCCTCAAACAAGGGAGTTAGGTCAAAATGTTTATTTATCTGAGTTAAAAAGTATTGTTCAAAATCAAAACGGTGTATTAACTGTCGCAGGATTAAATGTTTATAATAATGTTGGAGGACAATATTCATCCGCAGAAACATCTATGGAATACTCGGATGCTGAAACTAAAGAAATTGCAACTGTTGATGATACAATCTTTGCACAACCGTCCCAAGTGTATCAAGTTAGATACCCTAACAAAGATATTAGAGTATCTGTTAAAAATTTCCAATCAGTTACCTTCTCTTAACAGGTTTATTTCTGGCTTAACTAGTTTATAATTAAATATGGTGTGTGTTAACTTGAAAAATCACACATAAACTATTTATAAATTAAAAGAATTGAATGGGTCAGTCATATAGAATTAGAACCGAATTAGGTATTAACAAAACAATCAATGTTCAGTTAGACCAAGATTTTGAGTTCTTAGAAATCTTATCGTTAAAAATACAACAAACTGACGTTTATAGTAGAAGTTGTTCTGAATACGGTGTCGTTGTTGGAAGGGTTACTGCGAATAACGGATTTGGTGTTCCAAATGCCCGTGTATCAGTATTTATTCCAATTTCATCTGTTGATGAATCTAATCCACTGATAACAAGTATCTACCCTTACAAGTCACCTACTGATAAAAATGAGGATGGGTTTAGATATAATCTTTTACCTTACGAAAAGTCGTACTCTACTCACGCCGCGACAGGTACTTTACCTACAAGAGATGACGCATTAACCGATGGGATTGCGGTTGAAATTTACGACAAATACTACAAATATACAACTAAAACAAACGAGAGTGGTGACTACATGATAATGGGTGTTCCATTAGGTCCACAAACTTTAGTAATGGATGTTGATTTATCAGACATTGGAGAGTTTTCTTTAACACCTCAAGATTTGATTAGAATGGGTTTAGCTTCCGAAGCTCAAGTTGCTGGTAACCGATTTAAAACTTCGAATGATTTATCATCATTACCTCAAATTGTTAGTTTAACAAGAACTTTATCAGTTGCTCCATTATGGGGTGACCCTGAAATATGCCAAATCGCTGTTAACCGTGTTGACTTTGACCTTAGGGATGATGCCAATATTGATATACAACCAACTTCAGTATTCATGGGGTCTATTTATTCAACCTCAGATTCACAAAGACTTAGACGAAATGCTAAACCATTGGATGATATGGGTAATTTATGTCAATTATCTACAGGTCCTGGGTCTATTTTAGCAATACGACAAACAATTAATTATGATGCTGATGGTAATCCAATACTTGAATTATTTCAATTAGAAAAATCAGGTAATATTATTGATGGTAATGGTGTATGGATGACTGAATTACCAATGAATTTGGACTATTTTATTACCAATGAATTTGGAGAAAAAGTTATTTCAAACGACCCAACGGTTGGTATTCCTACGAAAGGTAAATATCGATTTAAAATTAAGTGGTCTCAATCACCTAGTTTATCGGAACAAACAAGACGTGCATATTTCTTAGTACCAAATGTTAAAGAATATGGATGGGCTTCTAATAATAGTGACCCTACACGTTCAGGGGGTACCAATGAGGACCGACAAAAAAGTTCATATTATTTTGGTCTTGATTGGTCAGGATATACTGAAGGGTTTAGTACCATTCCTCCAACTACTAGTAGTATTGCTTTAACAAATAGTATATTAAATCAAAAAATAAATTGTGAAGATACTTTTTATCAGTTTGAATTTAATAAAGTTTATACTGTCTCAGGTTTTATTGACCAATTTAAGAATGGAGCTAAGGGTAGGTTTATTGGTATTAAAGAAATTGATAGTAATGAATGTGCGTCCACAATTAATAAATTCCCGGTTAACGAAGGGTTTAGGAACTTTGATTTATTCTTTTTCATATTTTCAATAATATTACAAGTAATTCAATTAATTGGATTACCTTTATTAATTATCTACCACTTTTTAGCATTCCTATGGAATAATTTCGCAGTTGCAATAATAGCTTACATACTTTATGAGTTAGGAAAAGAAGTTATTGCTCAGGGTTCATTAGTTGCCGGTGCAATTGCGGGTAGTGCCTCGTTTGGAGCGACGGCAGGTCTGATAATTGGACATTCATTGTTAGCTGCGTTATATGCGGCGGCTATTATATTCATTTTAATTAAATTTGAAGAGATTGTTGCGTATAAATTTGGTAGAATTAAATTGCCAATGATAACTTATCCCGATTGTCAATCTTGTGAATGTGACGCTGAGACAACAGAAAAAAATCCTGATGATGATACTGAACAAGCACCTTCATCTGGATTATTAAGTCAACTTTCTAATGGAGGTCAG